CCATCTTTAAAAGCAAAGCATATTGTGTATTGTGTAAATCTATTGTCGCAAAACATTTGTGCGAATGTAATATACTTCTTTAAATCTTTTAATTTAAGTTTGTTGGAAGCTTTGACTTCCACGAAGAACTGGCTTTTACGTTGTTCGGTTTCTTTGGAGTAAACAAAGTAGTCTGGAAGGGCAGACAAAATACCAAGTTTATGATAATAAGGAATAGGGGAAGAAGCAAAATCAGAATTATCATTAAACAAAAGCTTTTTAAAATGAAAAGATTTACTTTTACAATATGCTTCAAACCTTTGTTCTGCGAAGTCAATATACTGTTCCACTCGTTCTTGATATTTAAGTTCATTTAATTTTCCAGTTGGTTGAATTATTTTCATCTACTTAACTCACGATTAGTAACTAGCCAAGACCTGTAAAGATCTACCCAACTTTGAAGATTTGCGTACTTAGATTTTGCTTTAGAATATTCTTTTTCTGCTTGGCAATAACCTTCAATATGAGTGCTATATTCTTTAGTACACAATGCTCTTTTTTCTGCTTCTGCCATTGAGCAATTAATAACAGTTTTTTCATTAATACTTAATTGTGCTAAAAGAATTTTTTTATGTTCTTCTAATCTTCTGAAAGTATAAAGTGTTTCACACATAACATCAGCATACTCATCTAATTGTTTTTTTATATCGTCTGGATTCCGTAGAGCAAAATCGTGCATATACCTTCCTTGCAGTTAATAGTTGTACTACTTATTTTTTAGGTAAGTAATTCTTCAAATTTTAGAACCACTTTTGTTTCTAAAGCGTCTTTAAGTCTTTTTGCCTTTTCCATTCTATGCTTTAGTTCAAAATATTTCACAGATACTCTATGGTGTCTGTCTCTTAGGTTCTGAACTTGATGTTTTAGTTTCTCCATCAATTTTTTTTATTCTTGTTGATTTGAATTTTATTCCAGTTATTTCAAGATCAACGAACTCGCCTTTTTCTTTATCTAGTGCTTCTTGTTCACTATTGAACTTTTCTTTATAAATACCAGTAAATTCTAAATATTTATAACGCACTATCATTTCTTTTTTATATATTAAAGTTAAGCAAATCGCAATGGTAAGAGTGGCAAACATCAAAGGGAAAATTTGAAATACATTTGCCACCCTAGAATCTATTTAAAAGTTGTAGGAATAAATTAGTTTCATATCTTTTATAAAACTATCTATTGATTCCTTATTACATGGAATTCCCTTAGATTCCAATGCAGATTTAGTCATCGCCATAATAAACATATACTGATCTTTATTAAACGATTTAACTGGTACAACAGTTACAGTAGCGTTTAAATCAGAAGCAACATTAGCTACTTCTTTTTCAAAATCATCTACATTAAAGCTAGTATCTGGTTCAACACCTTCTTTAAGTTCTTGTATCTTTAAAGTGTTATTCTCAGACGCTACAAAATTAAAAGCTTTATCAGCACCTTGTGGAGACCAAATAGTATAAGCAAAAGAAACTTTTTTACCTTCTTTAATAAACTCAGGTAAGTATTTCCCTTTAATTATAAATATCTCATCACCAATATAGAACTTATGATTTATTTTATCACTAGCTAATGGTCTGCCAGTCTTATCATTATAGTTACTATAGACTTTACTAATTACTCCTTGTTTGTGTGCCATTTATTTCTCCTTTTTGTTGTTTAAAAAGCGATGCAATTTTAGGCAAGAGATCGCAACATCTTGCATTTCTACATTTATTGGAAATTCCGCTATGTTTAGCGCACCCTTTTTCGTGCAATTAACAATAACACCTTTATTAATTTTAATATCCATTTGTTCCTCTAAAGCCATAACATAAAGATAAAGTTGAACATAATAAGAATCTCTAATTCCAGAACTGGTTTTCCAATCATAGATAATATATTCGTTGTCTTTTTTGAATAAAGCATCAAGCGTTCCAGTATATTTATGAATACGAGATAATACTTTAGTTTCGGTAAAAACAATTTCTAATCCCTTTTGTGAGTCATACCATTCTTTAAATTTATTAAATGACTTTTTAATTAAATCATTATGAATTTCAGGAACAGTTCCTTTATGGATATAGTTTTCAATCATCTCATGCACTTGACTTCCTACATGACCAGCTTTACTCATATTAGAGTTTGCAGATTTTTTTATCTTATCATACATCTCTATAATCTGAATCTCATCATAAGACTTACCAGCTTTAATAAGATTTTTGAATTCTTCAGCACACATCTTTGCTGTCCAATTTCCAATTATACTTGCGTTAGTTAAGATTGAAGTTACGCCAGTTGCAGATATAATATTTTCATCATTCCAAAAATATTTATGTGGTACTGGATCAAAGTATAATGTTTCTTCAGTATTATCTTTGAACTTTAGTTTATGCTCTTCCATTTTTTCTCCCTTTGTTGTTAGTTAATATAGTTTAAAAACAAAATAATTAAAATTGTTATTATTATAAAAGTAATCATTTGTATATTTTTGTAATAATTTTTTCGTATTTAGTTTCTGATAATAGAGGATTAAAAAGTTCCTCTATTTCAATACCAAAAAATCTTGATAATTTATAAGCTTGAACAGCACTTAATTCGTTTTTAGCTAATTCAAAACGACCTAATTGTTGCTCTGTTATTCCTAAAAACTTACTGAGTTCAGTCTGGTTAAGTATTGTTTTTTTATCTTCTGTTTCAATCATAGTATTTGTTCTAAGAAATCTTAAATTTTTTCCCATCAATATTTTTAACTCTGATTTTTCCATATACTTTCCCATCTCTTTTGTTGCATCTTCCAATAATCAGAATTAAAATCCTTATTATAGTAAGGAAACAATTTATAAAATTCTTGTAAAGTTATGCTCTTATTTTCTATTGAACACAAATCATAATAATATGGTGCTTCATTAGAAACAACGTGAGGATTATTTTTTGATTCTAAATATAATCTATCAATTTCTTGTTGTACAGTTTTCATGTTTTTCTCCATTAATTTAATATGCTATGCCCACGATTTTTTAAGCAAGTTCGCATATATGTTTCTCTGTCGTATTTTGCTTCTGGGCTTAACCATAAAGTTTGTGGTCTAATAAAAAAGTTATAAAAACCTTTACCAGCTTCAACTGCTTTATTAGTATGTTCCTCAGCAATCATTTCACACAACTTTATATCGTCTGACAAGTTTTCGGCTTGGGCAGAATTATGTGTCCCACTTCTGCCTTTTGTGTCCACTATTGGCTTCCAAGCGCAGTTAGTTAAGTTTAATAGTATTAAACCTAATAATATTTGTTTTTTCATTTTTTCCCTTTTTGTTTAAGTACATTATTGTTTTTACATTTAACATCTCCCTTTTTTTTAAATTAGGATATGCCTTCCAAGCTAGTAGAATGTAATCTACTATTGTTTGAAACCTTTTGTTGTCAATTAAATCATTTACTATCGCAGTTGCGTACCAGCGACAGTATTTTTCACTCTCTAATTTTTTTCTCATTTGCCTTCTCCAGTTGTTGTTTTTGTTTTTTAAGTTCAGCTTCTTTCAAAGCTAATCTTAACTTTTCAGCGAAAACACTTTGACCAAGTTTTTCTGATAAAGATTGTTTATTCATTTTTATTATCTTCTACTATTTTTGCAATCTCATTGTAAACCCTTTTTTCATAAGGGGTTATTTTGTTTACTGAAGTAAATTCTTGTACAATAAAGTAATGGTTCATTATTTTTAAGCAACCCTTCAGTATATTCAAATCTACTAACTTTTTCATCTAATTAATAAACCAGTATAATAATACTATACTTGAATTAAATAGAATTAATGCTAACAAAAATCCTATTTCGTCTTTAGTTTCTTTATTCATATTTTCCCCCATGTTATTAATAAGAATAATGCCATTGCAATTATTATGATTTCATAAAAAGATAAAGAATTAAATATTTCCACCATAAGGAGTCTGTCTTTCAATCATTATTATTAATTTATTCATTAAAGTAGTTAAATCTATTGTAGTTTCAATTCCATTAACTTCTTTATGTTCTATTTTTTCTTTAAGAATAGAAACCATTAATTTCATTTCTGTATCTGACATACTGCAAATCATATTATTTACCTTTTTTTGTTTTCTTTTCATCATTTTCATAAAGCTTATCAACTCTAAACACCTCATTCATATATTGAGTATGATAAAATAATTTGTCTTTTTCATTAGTAGCTTCTTTAAATTTTTTAAAGAATTCTAACGCTAAAGTAAATTTTGGTTTACTCATTTAAACCTCTTTGGATTGTTCCTATTTCATCTAAAATTCTACTAATAGCTTTTGACGCTTCTAGTTTAGTAAGTGCAGTTTTATTAGATTCTATTAAATCAACTTTTTCTGAATCTATTTCTTTAATAAGAATTCTTATTATATGGTGCAAATCTAAATCAAGCACTTTTATATAATCCTCTTTAGAGTTAGAATAATAATAATTTTCTTCTTCTAACAAATCTTCAGGAATAATTTTGTTTTCAATAGCTTGTTGTATTTTTAACATTTCTCTTATTTTCATTCAAAATCCTTTCTTAATTAACTTCTTAATTAATTTTACTGCTGAATTTTTATCCTGAACTACAAAGAATCTTTTTTGATTCCACTTATAATTAACAAAATTAATAAACTCATTTTTAGAGAATTCAGCAACAGTTCTATCTTTCAAATCAATAATATACATAATCAATCCAACAGTACCATATACGCATCAGGAAAATGCTCTATGAACCAATCTAAACCTTGTCTATGATCTTCCCAAGCATTAAGTCTTTCAGCACCCATAATCATATCGTAAATTGCCACAGCGAACCAAGGCAACTCACAACTGCCACCACCAAAACGATTATCAACTTTAATCATCTGGTTTTTATCCCATTCTAAATTTACAGAAAATGGAATAGGATATTCTTTGTTGTTCCAATTTATAGTTCTCATATTTTTTTACTTTTGTTGTGGGTGGCTTTTAAACCACCCAGTTAATTTATATTAAGCTACTTTTTCTTGTTTTGGTTGATTAAATTCAGAAACATATCTAAATTTTTCTTTATTAAAATTATGGTTTATTTCAGAGAAATAAGAAATTAATTCTTCAATAGCCCAAGTAGAAATATAAGTGTGCATTTCTGCTTTTTGTGCTGTGTGAGTATTAACTCTAATTATATCAGCAATAGTTTTAAAGTGTTTTTTTGTCATCATTTTTTTTCACTTTTAGTTAGTTTGTTTGTAGATTTTTCTATGATTAAGATTAATTTGTGCTGAATCTCTAACAGCATAAACTAAACATTGGTTCTGCCAACAATCACCAATTTTTCTAGCCAATTTTAATGCTTCTTTATAACAAGAAACATTGTGTCTAATTTTATTACGATAATGAATAACTGAAAAGTAATCTGGTTTGTCTAACACCCATAAATCTCTTGGTGTGAACTTATTTTTTTCTTTAAACATATTTTCCCTTTATGTCGTTAATTATTAATTGTTAATTATTAACTATTAAATAATTCACTTATATATATTTAAACTATTTAATTATTAATTATTAATTATTAACAACTCTCTTCTGATTTGCCTGAAAAGACTACCCATTATAAAAAATAAATATATACGCAAATTCAATGACTTAGCGTATAAACTTAAAGTGTGGTGTAAGTGCCTTCCCTTGCACCACGTTTTAATGTATAAAAACGAATCACTATGCCACTTAAAAAAGGTTATTCACCAAGATCAATCGGAAAAAATATAGGCATTGAAATCAAACACGGTAAACCAAGAAAACAAGCCATAGCAATCGCATTAAATATTGCAAAATCTGCAAGAGCAAAAGCCAGAAAAAAGTAAATTGCAAATACCGAAGGCACAAATTATCAAATCTGAAAAGCATAGAAGATTTGTTGCATCAAAAAGTTGCGTCATTTGTTTTAATCCATACACACAATGTTGCCATATAAGATCAATTCCTAATTATGGAAATGTAGGTATGTCTGTCAGAAATGATGCTTTCTGTATTCCTATGTGCGTAGAACACCATTTAGAACAACATAAAATTGGTGAGTATATATTCTATTCCAAATATTATATAAATCCTGTATATGTATCTGAACAACTATGTAAGGTTTCTCCTTGTAAAAAAATTCAAGGATTAAAAGAAGGATTTTTTGATGAATATAGAAAGTATTTTAAGGATAACGCAAAAAGTGATGTGCGATAATTCTCTTTACGAACACAGAGAATACTTTTATACACCTCAAAAAAAGATAGCGATGGCAATTATTAAAGAACTAACAAATATAAGTTACGACCAGATAGGTAAAGAATTTAATAAATCTTGGTACGCCATCTATAAAGATTGTAAAGACGTTAGAGATAAACACAAAGGCATTTACAATAAGGTATTAGAAAAGGTAAAGAAGAAATATGAAAATTGATATAACTAAACCTAAACTAAAAAAACTTAGTAACGCTTTGTATGTTAAAAAAGTATTAACTGAATACGAACTTGCTAGGAAACATTTAAGTTCTGACGCATTAGAACAATATACATTATCTAAACTAAAGGAAGCAGATGCAAAAAGAAATATTAAATAAGAGTATTGAAAATACTAAAATAGAATATTTAGATATCAACACTTTAATACCTTACGTTAATAATCCAAGAAAAAATTTAAACGTAGATAAAGTAGCCAGTTCTATTCTTGAATTTGGATTTCAACAACCAATAGTAGTTGATAAAAATAAAACAATCATTGTCGGTCATACTAGATATGAAGCTTCTAAAAAATTAGGATTAACAAAAATTCCTGTATTAATAGCTGATCTTACTGAAATACAATCTAAAGCGTATAGAATTGCAGACAATAAACTTAATGAAGATTCTTTGTGGGATAACAAGTTACTTGATTTAGAAATTAAAGAATTAGAATCTTTAAATTTTGATACAAGCGTTTTAGGTTTTGATCAAAAAGAAATTGATAGCATATTTAAAAACGTTGTTCCAGTATTTGAACCAGCGAACAATAATTTTCAAAATATTGATATGGGAGAAATTAAAGCACCAAATTCACAAGTTAGAATGGTTCAATTATTTTTAGATAGTACTAGCGAACCAAAATTAAAAGAAATGATTGATTACCTGAAAAGCGTTTATAAAATTGATAACCTTACAGATACAGTTTTTAAAGCAGTTGAAAATGAATACAATAATAGCAAAACAAATTCTTAACGACCAGCAAATCAAAGATTTAGAAGGAAAATATCTTGATGAAAGCTACATAAAAGTAGTAGCAGAAGATAACACAATAATATTAAAACCAGACGGAAACCCTTTAGCAGTATTTTTAAAGAACTGTATTCCTGCTAATATAGCTAAAGAAGCATATTATTCTTTACGCAAAGCAATCTCTAAATCTAATAACAGAGGTATGGCGTCTGGAGAACTTCCTAAAGATTTAAAAGTAGGAGATAAATTTGACGGAATGACAGTTGGAAAAATAACTGGCAATAGATTTATACCTTTAAAGAAAGATGGAACATTATCTAATAGTCCAAAAGCTAAAGCAGTTGAATCTAGTGTCATAGGTTATGCTGATAGATACCCAAGAATACCATATTGCAGAACAACAGAATTTACTTATAAAAATTTTGATACTTACAAAAGTTCATTACCTTATATTCAGTTAATTTCTGAACTATTTAAAAAAGCATTGCCTGAACGCTGGGAGAATCAAAGAAAACAATGGGAATTAACTAACGAAGATTTTAGAATGCCAAATACAGTATTTTCAACAGTAACAGTTAATAGAAATTTTAGAACTGCTTGTCATTATGACGCTGGAGATTTATTAGAAGGATTTGGGAATTTAGGAGTGTTATCTACTGGAACATATAAAGGTGGATATACAGTTCTTCCAAAATACGGAATAGCTGTTAATGTACAAAACTGTGATTTAGCTTTATTTGACGTACACGAACTTCACGGAAATACTGAATTTATACATGATAAACCTTTTGAAAGAATATCAGTGGTTTGTTATTACAGAAAAAATATGGTTCATTGTGGTTCAGCTAAAGATGAACTTAAAATAGCAAAAAATAGAAAAGCTGGTGATTCAATAAATGGATTATAGAATAGCCATCCCAAGCGTTTCTCGTGCAGACACTTTATTAAAAAAAACAATAGCATATTTATCAAGAACTAATATTGATTTAAGTAAGATAGACATATTTCTAAGCAAAGCAGAAGAACTTAATGAGTACAAAGAAAAATTAAAAGATTACCCAATAAATTTTATTATATCAAATAATAGCAGTATTAACGAACAAAGAAATTTTATTGTAAAACATTATCCAGTTGGTCAATACGTTTTAGGTTTAGATGATGACATTCAAAGCATACAAACAAAAATTAATGACAAAGTAACTATTGAGTTAATAGATTTAAAGCAATTATTAGAACAGGCGTTTGAATTATGCAAAAAATATAAGTTTAATTTATGGGGAATAAACGCTTCTTTTAATCCATTTTTTATGAAACACACAATATCTTTTAATCTAAAATTTATTATCGGTTGTTTTTACGGGTGGATTAATAGCCACGAAGATAAAGCATTAGTTAGTTATGACAAAAGAATAACAAAAGAAGATTATGAAAGAACATTAAAATATTACATAGCTGATGGTGGTCTTATAAGATTTGATTATCTTGCGCCGAAAACAAAAATCTATACAGAAAAAGGTGGAATACAATTATATCGCACTTCAGAACACGAAGAATATTCTGCAAATTATTTATTAAATACATACCCATTACTATGCAAAAGAAACAACAGCAGGAAAAGTAAGTTTGCACAAATCTCATTAAGAGACAGCAGAATTAAAAAAAGTCTTTAAAATCAATAGGTTATTTACACTTTTAATATAAAACAAATCACTTTAAATTAAATATATTGCAATAGTTTAACTATTAATCTATTGAGAAAACATTAACCTACAAAGGAGTAATTGCTATGGACAAAACACTAGAGCAAATATTAAAGTTGTTGGATAAGGCAGACGACCTGAACGCAAAGATCAGAGATAAGATTGAAGCATCTCTTGATGAGTTTGAAGATGATTCTTATGAGGACGAAGATGATTCAGATCAAGACGAAGATTCAGAAGAAGAAGATTCTGACGAGGAATAATCTAATTAGATAAGCTGTAAAGCTGGAAGGTTATCATAACCAACCATAAATAATGAACATTGAATTTATGTCGCAGAAACTCTACGACTATACAATAATCGCTTTATTTTTACTTTGTGTATTTTTAGCTGGAACGTATTTTCCAAATGAAGAAACAAAAAACCAAATACGAAAAAACACAATAGACGAAATAAAAAAGATAGGCATATTTGAACCAAAAATAGACACAAGTTCCAGCGACAAATTCATAGATTCAATGAAAAAATGTATAGTTTACATTAATCTTGATTTAAAAAAAGAGGAACAAATACCAACATTATTAATAATAGCACAATCAATAGTGGAATCTGACTATGGAACAAGTAGATTTGCTACGGAAGGAAATGCATTGTTTGGTGTCAGAGTTTGGTCAAAAAACGGTATATTACCACTTAAACAACATGATGGAGTTAATTGGCGTATAAAAACATATCATTCTAAATGCCAGTCAGTCAAAGACTATATTAACATATTAAATACTAATTATCATTATTCAGATTTTAGAAATCTTAGAACTAGAACTAAAGATTCTGTTAGATTAGCTGAAACGCTTGATAATTTTAGTACTTCACAAACATACCGAATAGAACTAATAAGAATGATTAATAAAATTAAACATAAAATATAATGGCAAATGAAACTACATCATCAAGTCTTAGAGTCTTAATAACAAACAAACGAGTTAAAGGAACATATAGAGTACCAAAAAAAACAGTTAAAAAGAAAAAATGACTTACTTCTTTGTTTGTATAGTTTTATTAGTGATATTAGTTTTAATACTAGCTGTAATTATAAGAATTTGTAAATGACATTACCTAATAACATTGTCTTTGGAAGCAGACTTGTAAAATTAGAATACATAGAAAAATCAGAAGCACAGAAAAAGAAAATATTTGGAGAGTTTTGCCCAGATAAAAACCAAATCACTTTAGATAAATCACTATGCGATATTGAAATGACTAATACAATATTACATGAAGTATTCCATTTATTACATGATGAGTATAAAATAGATTTACCTGCAAAAGCTGAAGAAATAGTATGTAACTCGCTAGGAAGTGGTATTTGCCACGTTTTATATCAAAATCCTAAATTATTAGACTTTATTTACAAATCATTAAAAAGGTAGTAATAGCCATAGTACGAGGACATCTCGGTAATTATGGATAAAGAGCAAAAAAAAAAAGTTGGAAGACCTGCTATCGTTCTAGATAGACAGCAAGTTACTGCATTAGCAAGTTATCATTGCACAATTCAAGAAATGGCACACTTTTTTAAATGTGATCCTGATACTCTTTCAAATAATTATTCGGTAGAAATAGCAAAAGGGAAATCAGACGGAAAAATTAGACTTAGAAAGAAACAATTTGATGTTGCTATGACAGGTAATACAACTATGCTTATTTGGCTAGGTAAACAGATGTTAGGTCAAAATGATCAAAACATAGGAGAAGATTTTAGTCCACTACCCATTACTGATATATTATGAAATGTATCTTTTGCCAAAAGCCAATGAATAATAAACTAGAGCAACATATTAAAGCTTGTAATAACTGTACTGTTTTATTGCTAATGAAAAAACATAACTTAACAATTAAAAAACCAAAAGCACCAATAACTTTAAATACTAAGAAATACAATAAGGAATGAACCAATGTGTGAAAGGAAGAAACCAAAAATGTTAGATAGAAAAATGAGAGGAAGCCATGATTTAGAAGTTAGGATTTATGATCTAATGAAAGAGAATGATTTAAACAAAGAGGAAATACAAAAATTAAACTTAATAATTAAAAAGTTAGAGGAAGATTTAGAGAAGCATCTAAGATCAACTAACTAATGCCTTTAAGCGAACCACAAAAAGCAGTCTATACTTGTCCAAATAGATTCAGAGTTCTTATAACTGGAAGAAGGTTTGGCAAAACCCATTTAGCACTTGTGGAACTATTAAGGTTTGCATCAAGAAATAATAATGGAAAGATATTTTATGTAAGTCCAACGTATAGAATGTCTAAAGAAATAATGTGGAAACCTTTAAAAAAAAAGGTAACAGAATCACGTTGGGTTAAATACACTAACGAATCTGATTTAACTTTAGTTCTTAAGAATGGTTGTCAAATAAGTTTAAAAGGTGCAGATAAATCACCAGACAATTTAAGAGGTGTAGGATTAAACTTTTTAGTATTAGATGAATTTGCGGATATACCTGAAGAAGCGTGGACTGAAGTATTAAGACCAACGATATCAGATAAGCACGTTAATGGTCATGTATTATTTACTGGTACTCCTAGAGGATTTGGAAGTTGGTCATATAATATTTATCAAAGAGGATTAGGAGAAGATAAGGAATGGAAGTCTTTTAAATACACAACATTAGAAGGTGGTCAGGTAGATCAAGTTGAAATTGATCAAGCCATGAAGGATTTAGATGAACGTACATTTAGACAAGAATATTTAGCTTCATTTGAAACGTATGCTGGTGTTGTTTATTACAATTTTGATAGAGAGTTAAATGTTAAAGAATGTAAATACGATAAAGATGCAGTGATACACTTGGGACTTGATTTTAACATTGATCCCATGAGTGCTTGTTTATTTCACGTTAAAAATGGAGTTGTAGAAATATTTGATGAGATAGTTATTTATAGTTCTAATACTGATGAGTTTGTAGATGAATTAACTAGCAGATACCCTAAACAAAAAATAATAGTTTATCCAGATCCAGCTTCAAGGCAACGTAAAACTTCTGCTGGTGGTAGAACAGACTTAACTATATTGCAAAACGCTGGTTTAAATGTTAAATGTAAATCAAGCCACCCTTTAATTAGGGATAGGATTAATTCAGTTAATTCTAAATTAAAGAGTTTTGATGGGAAAAGGTCTTTGTTTATAGATCATTCTTGTAAAACATTACTAAATAGTTTAATGAAACAAGTGTACAAAGAAGGAACAAATCAACCAGAGAAAAATAATGGTTACGATCACATGACTGACGCATTAGGCTACGCAATAGATTACTTATTTCCAATCACTTCAAACTTACCTAAATCACAACCTAAAAGATTTTCATAATGTCATACACAAGACAAGATATAGAAGCACAACATCAGCATTACAAAGGAATGATTCCAAGATGGGAATATTTTATTAGAAGTTATCTTGGTGGTAAAGAATATGCAGATGGTAAATTCTTACAAGCTTACATGTTAGAGTTTGAAAACGAATATTATAAACGAATACAATTCACGCCTTTAGATAATCACTGCCGTAACATCATAGATATTTATTCATCATTTTTATTCAGAGTAGAACCAACAAGACAAATGGGTTCATTAGAAGAAGATTTATCAGTTCAAGAATTTATGGACGATGCTGATTTAGAAGGTAGATCATTTGATGCTTTAATGAGAGAAGCACAAAGATTCGCTTCAGTATATGGTCATGTCTGGTTACTTATGGATAAGCCATCTACAAACGTAATGACTAGAGCAGAAGAATTAGATCAAGGAATTAGACCATACCTAAATATATACACTCCTGAAAACGTATTAGATTGGCATTATACTAGAAATGATGCTGGTTATTATTACTTAGACTATTTAAAAATTAGAGAAGAACAAACTGCTGAAGGTGAAGTTTATAAACTTTGGTTCTTGGATAAAATTGATACAGTATTTATTTCATCTAAGAATAGAGATGAACCTAAATTAATGAACTCAGTTCCAAATCCATTAATGAAAATACCAGCAGTTATTTTATACAATCAAAGATCTCCAATAAGAGGATTAGGTATATCTGATTTGAATGATGTTGCTGACTTACAAAAATCTATTTACAATGAACTATCTGAGATTGAACAAATCATTAGATTATCTAATCACCCATCATTAGTTAAAACAAAAGACACAGACGCAGGTGCTGGTGCAGGTTCTATTATTGAAATGCCTGAAAACTTGGACTCAAATTTAAAACCATATATTTTGCAACCAAACGGAAGTAATCTTGATGGAGTACTAAGATCAATTAATCACAAAGTAGAAGCAATTAATCGTTTAACTCATGTAGGAACTTTAAGAGCAACTGCTGAAAGAGTACAATCTGGTATTGCTTTAAGAACTGAATTTGAATTATTAAATGCAAGACTATCTGAGAAGTCTCAACTAATACAATTAGCAGAAGAACAATTATGGAGATTATTTGCTGAGTGGCAAGAGACTGTATTTGATGGAGAGATTGAATATCCTGAATCATTTGACATTAGAGATTGGGCAACTGATTTAGAACTATTACAATCAGCTAAAGCGAGTAACATACCTTCAGATACATTTGCTAAAGAGATTAATAAACAAATAGCTAAAACAGTTATTGAAGATAATTCTGTATTAGAAGTTATTAATGCTGAAATTGATGGTGAAACAACTGCTATGGGAACATTCCCACAAGAAGCAATAACATTACCAAAAGTTTAATGTGGCACAAGATATCTTACAACAGCTAAGATTAATCAGAGAGAACGCATTAAATTCTCTAGAAGCAAAACATCAAGAACTTTTATACAAAACATTACAAAGACTAGAACAAGAAGTTGTTAATATAGCTTCAGAACTTCCTACAAAAACTGGAACATTATTTGATACTAGATTAGCTATTGAACTAAGACCAAAATTACAAAAAGCAATAGAAGAATTCTATCTAAAGCCAGTAGAAACTTTTATTAAAGATTATGATAAAATTGCAGGAACTATTGTAGCAACTTATGGTAAACTTCCTATACCACCAGAGTTTAAACAAATTACACAAGTAGATTTAGAAACTATTCAACAGTTAAAAAAAATAGCATTTACAAACTTTCAAAATTTAGGAACTGAATTTACAAATACTTTAGCACAAGAAATTTACCAATCTACATTAGTGGGTAGATCAGTTGGACAAATGGTTCAAACAATAAGAGATAAAATTAATGGCATATATCAATATTCAGATAATGCTAAAGCACAGCAACTTGTAGATTATATAGCTAACAATCCTAATGGTGCTGAAGTAGCTACAGCAGTAGATGAACTTAAACAAACTTATGGAAGAACTTCACAAGGAGATAGCTTTGTTAAATACGCAAGTTTAATAGTACAAGATTCTATCATGGGATTTGATGGACAGTTTGCAAAATATAGAGCAGACGAAGTAGGTCTAACAAGTTATCTATATTATGGTTCTTTAATGAAAGACTCTAGAGATTTTTGCATAAAACACGCTAACAAAGTTTATACAGAAGATGAAATCAATCAAATATGGGCTGATGATCCAGCACAAGGTAGGGATCAAGGAAGTCCATTCATAGTTAGAGGTGGTTATAATTGCAGACATAGTTGGCAACCAATAGATCCAAGTTGGATTGATTTAAATGGTAATTCTACAATTTAATATTGCTTTTAGGCAATCTTCTTGATATTTGATAAGCTTAACAATATAGAAGGAGTAAAGTTATGAACGAGCAAGTTAAAAAAGACTCGGTTGAGAATACAGCATCTCAAGAAAATGCTGGAGTAGAAGTTTCTGAAAATCAAGATGTTGAAAACAAAGTGTTTACAGCAGATCAACTTGAACAAATAGTTCAACGTAGATTAGAGAGATACAAAAAAACTGTATCTAATAAACTTGATGGAATAGATATTGAAGAAGCAAAAAAGTTACTTCAAGAAAAAAAAGATAAGGAACTAGAAATCGCCAAACAACGTGGTGAGTTTGATAAAGTTCTGAAGGAAACAGTATCAAAAAAGGATTCACAAATTCAATCGTTGGAATCTGAATTAAAAAAGATTCGTATAGATGAAACATTAGTAAATGTAGCTAGTGGACTGAAAGCTGTTAAACCAGCAGAAGTTAAACAGTTACTTAGAAATAATGTTAAGTTAAACGATCAAGGTGCAGTTGAAGTTATTAATGATAATGGAACTCCACGATACTCAGAAAAAGGCGACCCAATGACTGTAAATGATTTGGTAGCTGAATA